TATTATCTGCAATAGTAGCATCCCAACGAAGAGTAGCAACACCTAATGCGTTGATGCTGACAATTTTACCATTCTTGCCTACAGCAATGATCGCGGTGTTGTAATACTCCATTGCAATGATTTCATCAAGCACACCTGTCACATCTGAAAACACAGATGTACCATACCGCAAGCGCAGTCGGCCATTAGTATCTGGATACAGATTACGGCATTCGATGATGAAGCGTGTAGATAGATTAAGTGGTGTATCGAATGTATTTAATCCACCCTTAAACTCTCTAGCTTCTCTAACCCGCATCTTTTCGACATTGGGTATCTGCCGTGTTACGCGCAATGATGGATTGCGGTTAGGACGGATTAACTGCATTACCTATCCTCCCACCAATCATCAACACCATTTGGATTAGATTTGCGTGGATCAAGTATGATAACTGCTGTGTCATAGCGGCGAATGATTTGTGTCAAGCGCGTTTCAAATGCAGCTTGATGCTCGGCAGTTTGTGCTGCATTAGCTGCATCAGTAGCAGAATACTTAAACGCTGCGCCATTGATCAACACCCATTCATCAAACGGCACAACTACTGCCGGATTAGTGAACAGGTCAGGCGGATCAACACGCACACGCAAGCGTATGGGCTTATCTACCGTGGTGACAGAAGATAACGGCCATATGCGAAACAGCTTGTTGTTCTCAGGATCATCTACAATATTAAGCGGTTCAACAAAACGTGGTGTAGTACCAGTTAAACGATATGGATTTTCTGTTGTTGCTAATTGATCCATTGGCCTAGGATTATTGCCAAAGTACATATACTGCACATCTTGCCAACCTTGTGTTGCATTAGCAATAGTACCTACAATTTTGCCGGTGGTTCCATCTAATTGGTGCGCTTCCCACCGCATTAGATGATCCCACCAGCGTTCCATGCGCACCGTTTCGTACACTTCACGCAACTTGTCACCAATAGCATCTTCTGCATATTGTTGAACACTCGGTCCAGCAACCATGCGCAAAGCTGTTATCGTTGATTGTATAAGTGCAGAGTATGAACGAAAGGCCATTACACGATCCTTGCTGAAAAGAGCCTGTCAGTGATTGCAGCACTGACAGGCCAAGTTAGCAGCTACAGCAAAGGCTACACGTTATGCAGCAAACTGAGCATTACCGTGTAGGTTCGAAGTATCGGCAACATACCGAACTTCAAACGTGTTTGTACCATCAGGAATGACGGTGACAGGCAGGTACGTGCCACGCACATCTGCGTTCGTACCAGTAGGAGTCGTTGCATTAGCAAGACCTGCAACGAACGTACCAGCGTTTGCACTCGCAGCGCCGTTCTTGATCTCATTAACCATAGCCTTACCCTTTTCAGGCAAGCCCATCAAGTTAGTGAAACCGACATCAATGGTGGTGCCAGCAGTCAAACCCCACGCAATGTTGTCAATGTAACGGAAGGCTTTCACACCAAGTACTGGCGTAGCGCCATTAAGCGTAAGCACTTCTTGCATACGCTGACCAAGGTAGTCACGACCAGTAATCGTAACTGTCGAAGTAGCAGCGCCCGAAGCAACGGCACGAATGCCGCGGCCCCACTTGCCCATCTGCGCTTCACTTGCAGTGTATGCAGCATTGAATACGCTGGTATTACCAGCAGTAGCAATGCTTTGTGCGGAAAGACATGCAGTGTTGTTAGCAGCAAGTGGCGCGCCAAAGTCAGCAGTGATGATGTCATCACCTTCAGTGCCCGAAGTGTACGTCTTTCGACGCACATTCATCCGCACACGCTGAGGAAAGAAAGTAGCAACACGACGTACCATGGATTACATCCTCCGATTAGTGATGTGAACTTCGCGTGTGTTCTTCATCACATGCTGTTTCAAGTCGAGCATACGATTAACTTCCACCGGTAAGCCAGTGTCAAGATCAATCTCAAAGTTTGCGCTCTCGACAATACCAGCACGTGCCATATCCGCTTTAGTACGGAACCACACGCTATGACCAGCAGGAAAATACACCATGTAACTTTCCGGCACAGTCTCAGCTTCTTTGACTTCGATGAAGTTTTTACCGAAGTTAGGATTAGCAATCATATTGCCATCTTCATCTTCGATTTCATGCACATCTTTGTCTTTGTTACGCAGGTACTTGGTTTCAAGTACCTGCCTATCACGCAGCACTTCAATCTGAAAGCGCTTTGATTTGCGTTGTGACATGATGTTACCCCGTTGTTCCGTTGCGCATAACTGCATGTGTACGGAAGCACTTCCAGTTACAGAAGTTACCCTGCCATACAACACGCTTGCCGATGGCATCCACAGTCCACGGCGCAACCAAGTCCTTCGTACGCATGTTCACACCCTTGAGGATGTGCGTACGCAGGTAATTGCTGTTAATGAAATACGCACGGTTCACACCGCAATCTTCATCATACAGCATTGGAATGCCGTTGTGTGTCACACCTTCAAAGCCAAGGTCAAACATGCCCTTGCCCTTGCTAGACTGATCGAGCGTGATCATCACTTTGTCACGCACCGCTTGACGATACATGCGCAGGATATTACGCCCAACGATGATAACATCAGGCTTGTCGCTTTTCAGCTTCAAGTCAAGCAGGATGTCATCCATTGCTTCTTCAATGTTCGTAGGATCAAGCGCACCAGCAAACTGATACGCAGACGTACGCCATTGCTGTTCGTTAGCACGTGACAAACCACCAAGTGTGCCTGTAGTCGGATCATCAGGGATCAAAGATGCAAGCCCAAGAGGATCAGTACCAGTGCCCGCACCGTACAGATACTCACTAAACTTTTCTTTGATTGACATTTCCAACACATTAAGCTTCTCTGTCAAGATTTTGAACAGAGCAGCTTCACCAGTGTTTTCGTCAACTTCTTGATCAGATACAATGAGCGTACCAGCAACACGTGACCAGCCAAAGCCAATAGTGGTGAACTCGCTGGTTTCGTTGACAGGCACTTCATCGTAGTATTGATACGATGCTACGTTTGGATTACGTCCAAGCGTGAGTGGATTAGTGATGTTAGCACCACCATTCTCCATTTCAACCTTATCATTCGCCATAGCCCATGCTACAAGAGCATTAGACTTGATAGACGCCATGATAAGCTTGCGACGAGATTTATCCAGCATCGAGTGGATCATCGTATCAAGCGTACCACCCGCTGCAAATTGACTGTTAATCATTTGATCCTCATAGGTTGTCTACGTTGAAGCCTGCATCACGCATGACTGATTTAACAATATCACGCGATGATGTCGAGGCGTTTTCAGGGGCAGCACGGCGTGGCACATTAGGCACATCGCCGGTCATGGGTGGAGCAGACATGCGCGCATTGTTAGGACGTTGCGGCTGCTTGCCATTTTGCGCTGATAACATCTGATTGCGTACAGATGCGTTCAGGTCAAATCCACGTTGCAGTGCAAATGTCTGCACATGCAATGCTGCCTCACGCAGTGTGAGGGTCGGATCAGCTTCTAACAGAGAGATAATCTCTGTTTGCTGGTTACGCGCCCAAGGCATAGTAGTGTATAGCGCGTTTAATTGCCTATCAACATTCGCTGCTGTTTCCATTTCACGTGTTGCAGCTTCACGGTCTTGTTTGAATGGGGATACGGTTTCTTCAATCATACGGCGGATAGCCGCCATGTCAACCGTACCGGCCAATTCTTCCGTAGCATAGCCCATCGCCCGGAACTCTGTCAAGATGGCTTTGACCGCTTCGGCAGGATTTTCTTTCCAATGCTTGAAGAATTGCAAAGCATTAGACACTTCTGTATTGTTCAAGCCTAATTCACGCGGTAATGTCGCTGCATCACGATATGCTGTAGCTTCTGCTTGCGCTCGTGCAAGATCAGCACCCATCGCTTCAACTTGTGTGCGGTACGTACGCGCTGCTTCAAAGAAGCGGCGTTCATTACCAGCCTTCGCAATTACCGCACCAGTAGCAGGGTCAACTAAGTCTCCGGCATTGTTGGCAGGCAAACGACCGCGCGGCTGTTGTTCACCTTGCGCGTCTTGCCTTCCCTGCTTGTGTTCTTTGCTAGGCTGTTGCGCACCGCTTTCGCCAGCGCTTCTGTTGCTCTGTGGTTGTGCAGGTTTCTGGCCTTCATCGTCTGACTGTGTAACTTCTTCTGCTTCACCTTCAATGGTCTGTTGTGTATCTTGCTCATTTACAGACTCCTCTGGCTTTGTGCCAAACATGGCATCAATCTTATCTTCCATACGTACACCACTCATAGCTGTATTCCTTTGCTGTTATGCCGGATTGTTGTTGTTGACCATTCGCAGTACTTCCGGCAATGCTTCTGCGACTGGTACTCCGCGCGCTAGTGCTGTGCCTAACGCTTGTTTAGCTTGCGGCGGTAATGCATCAATCATCGCAGCTAATTGCTGCAATGCATCACCACTGCCACCGCCTTCACCCGGTGGTCCACCTGCATTATCAGTACGACCCTTTTGCAGCGCTGCTTGCGCTTCTTGCTTCAAGCGATCTTCCCAACCATCAGGCAATTCCATTTCATCGAACGCTTCACCAAACATTGTAAGCGTTGTTTCAAGTACAACACCTGGTGCAAACTGTGCCATCTGTGATAGCAGCTTACCAACTTCAATAGCTTGCTGCTTCTTTGCTGCGCTTGTTGGCTTCTGTGAAGAACCACCAACAGATTGACAGCTAAACATTTTACGCAATGTTTCTGCGTCGAAGTTTTGCCAACCTTCTGCTTTCTTTGCACCAATCATCGCAGCAACTTCGTCTTGCGTCATAAACTGCGCACAAAGAAATCCTACACCAAAGAACACCATACCGAGTGTATCTTCGATTGCATCAATCTT